TCAGCATTTATAAACTCCATTGAATGTACTGGAGTTAACACAATCTCTCCAGTTGATTTATCTATTGCGAGGAAGGCTGCTTCCTTTAACCCATTAGCTTGTGCGTATGCAGATATCTGTGCAATATATCCAAAGGGATCATCTTCTAGTAAACTATTATTCTTAAACTTTTTAAATGAACTAGTGGATGCACTCTTTACATCCACAAGAACACCATCAATAATACAGTCCTGATGTCCTAAGACACCATCAACGCTGACTTCTTTCTGTTGATCTTCAACA